AGAATTAAATCATAAGGTAAGGATCGAGAGATTGTTGAAAGATTTTCCAAATTATGAAAACACATCTAAAAAAAAGCGGGAGCAACTCGCCAAATTTTTCGTGTATGGGAGAAGTTTACTCCGACCTTTTATTTCTCATGTCGATACGAACAATTTGTCGGATGCTGAACTCAAAAATTACATCGTTTCAAAAATACCGCTTCGTGACAACAACTTGCTAGGATTGAAAGGGTCTTACATAAACCTTTTGAAAGAGTGTGGATTGTATAGAACCACTTTACCAAAACCATCGAAAGAAGTCATTGAAATTGAACAGGAAAATTCCATACAACATATGGTGGAAGAAATTTCCAACCAGCATGCGGTCAATAAAAAATGCAAGGACGGAAAAGAGCCTCATCCAATTACCAACCGGTGCGTGAAAAAATGCAACAAAGGCGAAACACGTGACCGTTCTGGTAAATGCAAGAAAAGTAACAACGGAAAAACGGTGAAAGCGATTCCTCTCAAAAAAGCAAGCCCCAAGAAATCTGCGAAAACAAATGTTTCGAAGAAATCTGCGCAAAAAACCAACAGTAACAAGACAGAAAAGGCGATCAACAACTCTACTATGTACAAAGTGTATGCTTATATCGATGCCAACGAGTATGAATGCAAACGCAAATAAATCAACGCATTGGGCAATGGCGGAGCCGCCGAACGAAGCGAGGTATAATAAGTGATGTGATGTTTTTATTTTTTATAATTAAAAATATTTATTATTTTTCTATATTTTTATTCCCCCCCCCCTCAATATTTTTTTGATATTATATAATTTACCATGTTATTTTTTATTACATAGATAGTATATGAAATAACAAACGTATATTTTTTATCAAGACTAAGAATATAAATATAATGGTAAAATATATATTATTTTTGGTAAAATATATAAAAAATTTGGTAAAATATATATTATTTTTGGTAAAATATATAAAACAAAATATTTTACCATTATATATCATGATATTAACATGTGAAAAGTGTAATTTTATTGCAAAATCGTCTCGAGATTATAATCGGCATATACTTACTAAGAAACATCAACTTAGAATAAATGATGACGCAAAGTACAAATGTTTATGTGGAAAAACGTATAAAAGTACCCAATGCTTATATCAACATCGTAGAAAGTGTAATGCAATTCTAAATAATGATACAGTAGAAAACACCAATTATTGTAATGAAGTTCAAATATTGCTTAAAGAAAACCAAGAAATGAAAGAAAGACTAAAAGAAATGGACGAATTGAGAAAACAAGTCGAAATTCTTATTGGAAACACTGGAAAAAATATAGCAAGTAATAATAATAGTACAATTGGAAATCAAAATAACATACAACATCAACAAAATGTAAATATAACAGTAAACTCCTTTGGTAGTGAAAACATTGAACATCTAACAGACCAAATAATTTGCAAGTTAATCAAGACATGTCCATTTACATGTGTTCCTCAGCTGATAGAAAAGATCCATTTTGATCCGGAGCATCCAGAAAACCATAATATCAAAATAACAAATAAAAAGTTAAATTATGCCGAAATAGTAAAAGATAACAAATGGGTAACAGCAAATAAAAAAAAGGTAATAGATGATGTAATACAGAAAAGTTATGATATATTGGATGAGAAATATAATGACAATAAGGAAGAGATATCTGATAAAAGAAAAGAAAGATTTGAAAATTTTCAAGAGAAATTCGAGAACGAAGATGAATCCCTACGAAAGAATATCAAAAATGATGTAGATTTACTTTTAATAAATGGCACCAATGAAGTACATAAATAATATTTTTATTATCGATACAAATTATATACAATAGGATATAGATGATATATTTTGGGTTATAGATGATATATTTTGGGTTATAGATGATATATTTTGGGTTATAGATGATATATTTTGGGTTATAGATGATAGTTTTTTGTTACTACAATATATAAATACATGTGTTATAGCGCTGAATCATCTATACAAAGTTTTACTTTAGTTTCTATTCTTTCTGGGTTATTATATTACTATGGAAACAAATTTGATAAGCATATTGCGATTGCATTTTTTACAATTATTCAAATGCAATTAGCTGAATATTTTATGTGGTTAGATCAATCTTGTGGTGTGATGAATGAATATGCAACTATTTATGCATACTTTGTGCTAATGATGCAACCTTTAGCTATATTGTTAAGTGGTTATTATTTAAAAACATTTAATATTTCTCAAAATTACTTGATAGGAGGTGTCTTTATAATAGCAATTCCGTGGATGTATGGATTATTACGATACATTTTTAGAAAAAAAAACAAGTGTTCTACACCTGAAAAAGGACATCTTTTATGGGATTTTCTTCGAAATAAAGACTATTATCCAAATCCTTTATTACTGAGTGTGTACTTTATAGGTTTATTTTTACCTTGGTTATTCATAAAAGACAAAATAAGAGGTATTTTTATGTTTTTATTGTTTGTTGTCAGTTTTGCTATACATTATTACATGTATAATGATAATTGGCACACAAAATGGTGTTTTGGTACACGGAATGGAACTGTATTGTATATCATATTTATACTTTTTGATACATGGTTCCGCAAGTTAAGGTAAAGTTTTAGGTGAATTTTTAAATGTATAAGTTATTTAAAATGCCGATTATTTTAAATAATAACCCTTAACATGTTTTGAAGCATAACAAGACGAAGCATAATGACCTTCTCTACCACACCTAAAACAACAATTGTCATCATCATCACCATCATCACCATCACTATAACCGATGTCATAAATAAATTGTTTTTTATGTTTTGAATTACAATATTTCTCATGATATTCACATTTGTTTTTTTCTGTAAACTCTTTTCCACAATATTCACAACCCCAAAATTCTTCATATTCTTCATCACTATCAGTTTCCCAGCATTCATTTTCTTGGCAATTTTTCGCAAAATGTCCTGCTTTTCCACAAACAAAACATTTATCATTTGTTCCGTTACTCATTTTCGTTAAGGCGTCTATTGTTGATTTTTCTAATTTTACCGAAACAAATGATCCCCCACGAACGTTATTTATTCCATATTTATCCATATATTTTCTTGTAATTTTGTCTTCATCATAATGATCACAATTTGGTATAACCTCTAGTACTCTTAATGGTTTGTATATTTTTGTCCATTCTGAACCATTTGAATTAAAATGACTATCCAACCGAAATTGTGGATTATTCGTTTTTCCAATATAATATTTTCCTTGCTTCAATTGAATTGCGTATATGAAAACCATATTAAGATATTATTTACATTAGAATAAATATAATATTTAATTCAATTTTATTATTTTTTCTATATTTTTATTCCCCCCCCCTCAATAATGTTGGTTATGATTTAGTTCTTGTATATAAACATTAAATAGTTCATATTATAATACAGCAAAAACTAATTAACACATAATGAGTGTTTGCTCTATTAATTATATTTTATGGAATTTTTAGTTACATTTTAATTACATTTAAGGAAAAAATAGTTACACGTCATCATTTATTTACATATATAATAATATAAAAATAATTTAGTTTTTCATGTAAGTGTATGCTTCGTACAAAGCGACCAAAAGAGTGTGATGGTAGAGGAGAATGTTATCGTCGTTACACAACATATTATTATTACCGACACGACGATGTGATTTGTATACATGATTGTAAAATGAAACCATGTGAAGGGTGTAAATTTTTGTATCCACAATGGCATTATGACTTGTTTAGTTCTGGTAAATGCTATGATTGTAACAAATTAATTAATGAATCAGAAATAGATTCAGAAGAAGAAGAAAGAAGAAGTGATGCATCATTAGACAGTGGTGGTTCATAAATGAAGATGAAATACATTAAAAGTTATGTTTATATAATTTACTATTGCCTCGCTGACAATTTTATCAGTACAAAATGATATAAATGTGATTTTCTATGTTCCTGTACTATCTATATGGATACTCGACAAACATATACTATTGGTCCTGAATATAAAAATTGTATTTATGAAGTGGAACATTACAGCAATACTATATCAACTGGTAAAAATGCCATCATTTCTATCACTCGCAATTATCTTTGGGGTACTTTTGAAATAACTTTGACAGAAGACGAAAAAGAATCCTTATTAACATCAGACGATATTTTGTTAAATCCTTACAATTTATCATCTATGGAAATATCCGAGGGTTGCTTTGAGTCGGCTATTTTGGAGAACGAAACTGATTACACTGACGAAGAAAAAATGGAACTATTAACATCCATATGTGATGGAAAGGATGATATGATTTTTGATAATTGTGACATTGATTTCATGAATAAAAATGATTGGTACCTGGTGAATACCGATTATAGCATCGTTTCTGGGTGTTGTATTGAAGAGTAGAAAGTAACAAGTCATCAAATCGTGAGAGCTTTTTTTTCGAAGAGATTTGAACGGGGGGAAAGTCAAAATGATTCCGACTTTCGAGTCATTTTTATACGTCATAGTACAGCTGAACACATTCTACTGTTTTGTTTGTCACATTTTCTGGGTTTACCCAATACTCTATCTGTTGTTTCAAGCACAATAACCTTTCTTCCCATTCTTTTTTTTTAGATTTCTTTACCACACAAATACCTTTCTTGTCGTGTCCCCAACATGATGTGATGCTTTCTCCATCTTTATTGTATTCATCTGGGTTGAATCTGATAAACACGATCGGTCTATGCCCGTGATCTTGTGATAACTCCATCAAGCGTTTGTTTTCACAACTGCAATCATAGTTAATATGTTGATTTTCATCTACTTCAATGATTATAATCTGGTAACCTAAATCCAACAACAAATCAGGCCTACGTCTTGAACAACCACCATTTACGATCTTATCGGCTATCCAATCTACATCTGAAAAATGTGTTTTTACATATTCTACCACCGAAAATTCTTTTGTTTTATAGTTTCGTATGACTGGTTTATCTGGAAATAAATTCATAAAACAGTAGAGACAATATCCATCATATTTTTCGTGTTGAACTTGTGTGAAACACCAATCGCTTTTACAGCTTTTATTTTTTACATCTACCATGCCTTGTTTTTTGTGAGTAGAACAATACAATGCCTTTGTTTCTCCTTCTTTATTGAAATTTGATATTGTGTTACAACCATCTTCGATGCATGTTCTATCGATAACATTTACCATGCCTTGCTTTTTGTGGACAGCACAATACAGTGGCTTTGTTTCTCCTTCTGCATTATAATTTGCTATTGTATTACAATAGTCGTCGATGCATCTTTTACTTTTTACATTTACCATACCTGGCTTTTTATGGACAGAACAATATAATGCCTTTGTTTCTCCTTCTTTATTATAATTAGGTATTGTGTTACAACAGTCTTCGATGCATCTTTTACTTTTTACATTTACCATCCCTGGCTTTTTGTGAACAGTACAATACAGTCCCTTTGTTTCTCCTTCTACATTATAATTAGGTATTGTATTACAACAGTCTTCGATGCATCTTTTACTTTTTACATTTACCATGCCTTCCTTTTTGTGGACAGAACAATACAGTCTTTTTGTTTCTCCTTCTGCATTATAATTGGCTTGTTTTTTACAACCAAAATCAATACATAACATTTTATTTTTTACATCTACCATACCTGTCTTTTTGTGAACAGTACAATACAGTCCCTTTGTTTCTCCTTCTTTATTGAAATTTGGTATTGTTTTACAACCATGTTCTATACATGTTTTATCGTACACATTTATCATGCCTGGTTTTTTGTGAGCAGTACAATACAATGGCTTTGTTTCTCCTTCTTTATTGAAAGTTGGTATTATTTTACATCCGGATTCTATACATTTTTTATGTATTACATCTACCATTCCTTCCTTTTTGTGAACAGCACAATATAATGCCTTTGTTTCTCCTTCTTTATTGAACGATGGTTTTGTTTTGCAGCCATGCTCTATACACATTTATGTAATAATACGAATTTATATTTAATATATTTTTCAAACTTTAAATTTTATTCAATACACGAGCCGTTTAATATAGTAATTGTTATAGAAGAATGAATAAATATGAATAAATATGAATAAAAAAATAGTATATTTTGTATATACTGTATGGTAAAAACAGAATTAAGCGAATCTCCACTTATTTACACATTTGACAATTTTTTTTCAAAAGAAGAATGTGAACATATATGCAATGTGGCGAATCCATTGTTTCAACGAGCGACAGTAAGCTACAGTAGTGGTGGTGGTGTAAGTAATGGAAGAACAGGAAAGAATTGCTGGTTGCGGCATGATCATGATCTAATCGTGAAGTCTGTTTGTAATCGTATTTGTGAGTTAGTTAAGATACCATTGGTAAATTGTGAATCAATGCAAGTGATATATTATGATAGAGACCAAGAATACAGAAGTCATTATGATTCGTGGACGAAAGATAGTAATGCTAAGAATGTGAGATGTTTAGAAAAAGGTGGAAATCGTATAGTGACATGCTTAGGATATTTAAATGAAGTTGAAGAAGGAGGTGAAACAGAATTTACAAATCTTAAAATAAAAGTGTCTCCTAAAATTGGTAAATTACTTGTATTTCATAATTGCAATTTAGATAATAATTCCCCTCATATCAATTCATTACACAGTGGACGTCCAGTATTAAAAGGAGAAAAGTATGCGTTCAACTTATGGTTTCGTGAATTTGATATAAGTATTCCGTACACATACTCACATGATTTATCTTCACCAGTATCACCCACCCCACTAACACCAATCCCGTCATCATTTATAACAGATAACAAGAATATTCTAGAAATAGGGGATATACTACCTTATATTACAATAAAAAACAATGGTAACCAAGAAAAAAAAATAACAAATTGTTGTGAAAATAAGATGTTTATGTTTGCACTGTTTAACGGAAACTTTATAAATGTACCAAACGAATTATTTAGCAAATACCATTTGTTTGTATACAATGACTCTAAGAAAATTTATACTCAAGACCCAATTATTAGGAAGTATTTTAATGTACCAGAGAATGGGGTAAATATTTATATATTGAACATGGAGAGAAGGTTGGTGTATTTAAAAAATCATGAGAGTATTCCAACGATATTTGAGGTGAAAAATAATATGGTTACCGAACACGTTCCATACGTAATCATGGAAAATGTTTTGAGTGCAGAGCTGTTAAAAGAAGTGCTTGAATTTTATAAGAACACGAATAATAAGAGCAATCATAATACTGCGACAAAAAATAGACTTCATGTACATCCTGACAAACAATTAGAAATAAAAATAGATGCCAAATTATCAAGAAGTATTTATCAAAAGATGAAAGATACATTTCAATTCGATGTGAAATATCGTGAATTGTATAAAATATGTTGTTACAGTTCAGAAACGAATGGTAGATTTCATGCACATCGTGATTCGGTTGAACCATATTTACATCGTGCATATGGTATGTCACTTGCTCTTAATGATGATTATGAAGGAGGAGAATTGGAATTTGTGGAATTCGGTAGAAAGATAAAGTTGAAAGCGAACTCTGCTGTAGTATTTCCTGGTATATATATTCACAAAGTGAATGAAGTAACAAAGGGACAGCGATATGTAATTATTTCATTTCTATGCAAAGAAATAGAAGGTAAAACGAAAAATAATCCCAATTATATGTTGAAAAATTCGTAAATGTTATTTATGAAGGTTTACATTATAAAAAACACTCAAGTTGTAATATGTTTTGAAATTTGATTTGAAAACATATGGATTAGTCAATGAAATTATTTGTAAATATATTTTTTATTTCGGTGTAGTGATTACCAAACATTTTGTAGTAATCTAGTAATGAACGTTGTGAGCCAATGTATTTTGGATTGTAATGAATGTATTTTTTGTCGTATTGTAATTTCATAACGTGAAGAAGTCTATTGTATGTTTCTTTTTTCAAATTAGAATTTATAATTAGTTTTTCTTTTTGTCGTTTTACATTAGTTAAATATTCTGTTGCTAAAATGTGTTGATTTGGAGTAAATATATCATACCCATGAGTCCAATAACGTGCTGCCAATACGACTTGTTCTTCAAATTGTAAACCATAATAAATTTCTTTGTCAAATGGTACTTCAGCATATGCTTCTTTATCAAAAAAAAGCATTGCTGCTGAAATACCCCAGGATGTTTTAGGGGCATTTTTTATATCTATAAAACGTCCATGTGTTTTGATTCCTGTATTTTTGTCAACTGAACGAATTGTACTTATATTCGCAATTGCCTTTTGATGTTGTTCGTTGTGCATGTTCAGAATATTAATAGGATAATAGGAAATAATAATTTTTTCGTTAATTTTTTTGCATTCTTGAAAACAATGAATGATTTTTGTATCCCACTGTTTGTAAAATCGTGAGTGACAATCGATTTGTAAGTAATAATCTTCATCGGTAAATAAATCGTAAATCAAAGCTCTTGCATAAGCAGGACCTTTTGCGTCTTTCCAATGCATTTTTATTATTTTGAATTGTTTGTTATTTTCATAACCCTTCAAACAATCATCTTTTGGATCATGTTGATAACATATTCCAAAAACTATTTTTTCTGGATGATCTGCATTTTCTAAACAACTATTTATTGTATTAATAACATCCGGATCCATATAACATGCGATTGAAATGAATATAGACATATATAAATGTATTATATAACTTTATTTATTTATATTAATAGTAATAAACAAATTACAATAAGAAAACCCATTTGAATTTCCAAATGGATACTGTACAGTGAAAACATGTAACATAAATTTATTCAACTTAAAAATTGAATTTTTTTATAAATGAAATACTTATCATAATAGAATATAGAGAAATGGAAACTAAACCTGAGTTGAATAGTTTAATTGTTGAAGAGAAAAATGTCGATGAAATACCAAAGAAAATTAAAAAGTCAAACCCTAAAAAAAAGATTGATATTGAAAAAGGAGATGAATTAGCAGAAACTACAATAAACTACAATAATATTAATTATTGTATTGACAACCCAAATAAAGATATTGTTATTAAAAAAGAAACCAAAAATGACAATATAAAATATTTATGCAATTCTTCCAATAAAGATAAATATTGTGTTATATTTACATATAAAAATATTGAAATAGAATTAAAGATTAAAAGTAGTTTTGAAATATTATTATTATATATTATTTTACAATACCACTATTCTTGTATAAACATACAAGAATTAATAAACATACAAGTTTGGGATTATGATTTATGGAATGTAAATATTTCACCTTTAAATGATGAAGAGTTGCCAGACCATTTAATTCTCCTTAATTGTTTCTTAAATCTTAAAGACAAATATAATACACCTATAGAAATTGCTGAGTTAGAAAATAATTATAAACTAAAAATTAAGGATAAGCGTGGTTTAGGTGGTGAAAGACCAAGAGAGTTAAACTACAAATATGGGTTTCCATATTTTACATCAACCACTAAAAAATATTTAAACAATAGTCAAAGAGTATTTATATGTCCTTTTCCAATTGAAAATATTAACCCACAAAGAAAAGCAATTATTAGTAGTAGTAGTTCCAAAACGGAAACAAAATGTTTTACTTGTGGAACAAAAGAAGGCGAAATAAATATATTTGGACAAATATGTAATTTTGAGAAAGGGCATTTGACACCTATAAAATGCGAAAACACGACAAATTCATACTGGCAATGTAAATGGTGTAATACATTTTATAAAGACAAAATAATATGGAATGAAATAACAAATAAACCAGAATTTAATTGTTATGCAATTATTAGAGATATGAAAAAAAGTGAAATAATTAATATAATAAAACAATTAGGAATACAACCGAGCGATTTAAATTAATATAAATTGTTGTTTTATTAATTCATCTTTAATATATTTTATTATAACAGGACAAACTGAATTTCCTATTTGATTATAACATACATTTTTTTTTACATTCATATTAAAATCATTAAATCCCATTATAAAATAACATTCGTCTAATGTTAATGCTCTCACTCCTTTATTATCATATATATAATATCTTCCACTACTTTCACTTGAACTTAATGTAGGATTTACACCATCTATATGATAAATTCTATTTGGTTGCTTATGAACTCTTGACAAATGTTCTGTGTTCGGCAATGTTCCATTAGTTCTTATATTTCCTTTAATATATCCGCAAAATATTAATCCGCTTTTTTGTTTAACTATGTCTTTATCTTCAAGAATAACATATTTATTTTTATCAATGTAATTGTCATTTGATAAATCAATAACATCTTTTAATGACTTGTTTATTTTTACTGATTTCAAGTATTCAAAATTAAATTGTCTATTTTGATAATTTCTATTTATTCCAATTATAAATATTCTTTCTCTATTTTGTGGTAATCCAAAATGAGAAACATTTAATATTGAATATGTTATATTGTAATTTAGATTTGTTAAATCTTCTTGTATTCTTTTAAATACACTACCCTGATCAATTACGGTGAGATTTTTTACATTCTCTAAAATTATAATATTTGGTTGTTTAATGTTGATTATTTCAATTAATTTGTCATAAACTTTACTTCTTTCATCTTCTAATCCTTGCAGTTTGCCTGCACTGCTAAAAGGTTGACAAGGAAACCCGGCACATAATATATTATGTTGGGGAATATCTAATGTTTTAACATTAAATATATCTCCACTCGGTTTAACACCATAATTATCATAATAAGTTTTTCTACATTGTTCGTTTATATCAGAAGCAAACACGCATTCAAAATCAATAAATCCTCTATGAAATCCACCAATTCCACAAAATAAATCAATAAATTTCCATTTACCAATATTTAATGGTGTGGATAAATTATTATCATTTGAATTATCGTCTTCAATAATAAAGTCTATTTTTTTCAATGGAATTGTTTGAGTTGTTGTTTGTTTTTGATTGATAAGTTCAATTAATTCGCCTTTATTTTTTGACTTACACTTTTTAATTCCAAGTTCTTCACACCTCACTAAAAGTTCGGTTTTTGATAATTTGGTTAAATCCATTTCTTCAATAATACAAGTTATATTGCTACTAATATCAGTGATATTATTTAATTCAATTTTTTTATTATCTAATAAAAAACTCATTTATGTATTTAGTAAATATCCTTTGTTGTCTTTATATATATGTCACTTCCTTCTTTCCACGAATTATAAACGTGTGGTTTTTAATCTTTAACTGTATAAATATTGAGTAAATAGAATATAAATATATACCATTATTATACTTTATACTTTATACTTTATACTTTATAAATGACAAACTATTCTCAGTGTTTATGTGCGTTACAAGCCGGAGAATACGAAGCTCAACATTACCAAGAATGGTTGGAAGACGAAAATGCAGATTGTTCCGAGTTTCTTCTCAATGACGACGATGACCTATACGACGAGTGTGAACGAGACTATTTTTTGTTTCTCTTGAACCAATTAACAATAAAACCTTACTATACACACCGACTGCTTCCCTGGGTGGCAGACTGGTGGAGAAAACATGACTACCGTGCTTTTTGGGCAACTATTTGGCAGAACCCGAACTCAGGTTTTTTGTTTCATAATCGCCTTCATCTGTTCAAAATGATGCACAGTTCTGCAAGACGCATTGAAACTAATTTTGAAGCAAGATACCACCTTGGTGGATGTGTACGTCTTTTGGTAAACATGATCGTAAACGAAGACCACCGCAAAAGCATAGGCTGGAATGATTTGATTGAAAACACTCATCCAGATGCGATGAAACTGGCAGAGGAGTACGTTCGTGATGAACACGATTCGTTCCTGTATGCCAATATGTGTAATTATTCACATCACATGCCACTCATAAAAAAACATATGCACTATCTTTTCGACGACAACAATAAGTATCGTTCGTTGGCTTGGTATCGGTTGTGTAACAATAAAAACGCTAGGTCGTTGTTAGAAGCCCACCGTTCCCAATGGGATTATGAAGTGAGTGATGATGAAGGTTATCACGAATACGAATTTGGACGAAAAAAATGTTACCAAAACATAGTTGAATATGATGAACTGGTTTCTTTGATTACAGACGATGTCATACAACAAGGGATACTACACCAGGAATTATGGGTAGAAAAATTGTGTCTTTACGCACATGGAGTGTCATATATAGAACCCCATATTGGTCGGATATGGGAGTCTTGTTGGAATCGGTTGTGTGAAAATCCAGCAGCGATTCATCTGGTAGAAAAACACATTGGAACTCTTTCCACCCAGTCATGGGAGTATTTATGTGGGAATCCGAATGCGATTCATATAGTGAAAAATAGGAACTGGAGTCAGGAGGAATGGAGTGCGTTGGTAGGAAATCCGGAGGCAGTTTATTTGATTGAAGCTCATCTGGAGAGACTTACGGAAGAACAGGACATAGTGACCTTCAATGAAAACAAAGGCGCACTAAAAGTGATCGAAAAAAATCCGAGGTTAATTAGGGAAGAGTTGCTTTTACACCCAGACGTTTTTTATGTAGTTTAATAATTATGTCGGATAAGATTGGTAACATCTTTTTATCTCTTGTATCAACAATACAAGAGATATAGAACAATACTGTTCAAAACAGCTACAACGATTGTCATGACTAATCATTCCACGTACATTCACAAAGACCAATGCGATCAAGCAGTTGCATAGATCCTATTGTAAAAACACAAAAGTATTATCTCGGCATAATAAATGATATAACAACTTTTATTTCTTGTAATTCAAATATCTATTATTCTTTTTTATGTTTTCTTCTCCCCCCCCCTCAAATTTTATTTATAAATAATATACTTTTTAC